GCGGATTCCGAATACACGATATCGCCGTTATGGGCGGTGATATCGGTCGTGTCCCCGGGCTCGGGATGCAGCACGCTGCCATCCTCGGTGGAATAGCCCAACGGCTCCAAACCGTTCGGCACCGCCCAGTCCACTCCCTCGGGAGGGGTGAACCCGGTTTCCTCGTAGGGGACGAGGAACAGTTCGTATTGTTTGATGAGCGCCACGAGATCCGCGTTGTTCGCGGACTCGGCGTACTTATCGTCTGCCATGATGGCTGCCTTTCGAAAAATGTCGTTTACTTATTGACGGCGACCTGCAGAAGCAGGATCGCGTAGGAGAATATGAGATTCGAATCCGTCATGCGCATGGGGCCGCTCGACAGTTCGCACGAGATGATCGGATCCACGCACCCCTGGGATGTGAGCGTGTGGATGATGTCGCCCGCCAGACGCTGACTGGCGGGAAGATCGCCCGTATGGTCGTCGCGGCGCACGATGACGCTCACGCGCAACCGCACGTACTGGCTGATCGCCGTCGCCATGCCCTGCGGTTCGCCCACGATCACGCACTCACGAGATGGGTTCCCGACGTTGCGCAGACTGCCCACGGTGACATCCGGATAGGCTTCGCGCAGCAGCGGCAGGAGCGTGGATTCGACGCGAACCGGGTTGACCGGCGGATGATACACGCTCATACCTTCACCATCCCCAGCATCTGCGTGAGCACGCCATGCGCGGTTTCCACCTTGGCGGGGGCGGTGGCGACGATGCTGCCACGATTGCCGTCCTCGTTGCGATAGACCGTGATCGAGGGATGGACTTCGGCCATGCCCTCCATCTGCTCCTCAACGTCATCCAACAGGGGCTTGTTGTGCAATACCTGTTGGCTGAACGCCTTCCGGTTCATGACGAATTTGGTTTTGCCCATGGGGCTACCCTTCCTGAAGTCTGACGTTGATCACGTCGCCGATATGATTGCCAGAACGGTCCTGCCATACGCCGACTACGCCATTCACGGGAACCCGCTTGCCACGAACTCCAATCACATCCGTGTCGAGTATGCCGGTGGCGTCGCTTGACCTGATGTAGATCGTATGATCGTAGACAACGCCAAGGGAATCGATTGCAGGTGACTCCGGTACGCTGACTGGAGCCACCAGACCGTCGAACGACTTCCAGAGCTGCACCGCGCCCTGGACGATGTTCCCGTCATCATCGGTGGTCGGTGAGGCACGGTAGATGTCGATGCGTTCCATCATTTCTCGTTCCTGTTGGCGTAGGAAAGGGAGAATATGCGTGACCTGACGCCGAGGTCGCGTAGTTCTTCCTTGGTGAGATAGATGTTCCCGTCTGGGTTGCTCCACGTGTAGGAATTAGCGAAGGGGCCGGTGCTCTCGCTTGACTGGGTGACTCCTTCAGGAGTGCCGCTTGATAGCTGTTGCATGGCGCGTTTTACCATCGAGCAGCAGACTCGTTTCAACGTCCTGCTATGCGTTTCAACCCATTGCAGGTCGTTCACGTGCGGGACACGTTGGCGGATTTTGTCACTCGCATCAGCGAGGAGTTCCCCCGCTTGTTTGCGTTCCGTTTCAAGAAGAGTATGCCATCGTGTTTCCAGATCGTCGACGGTTGCGAATGGTTCATGTTCCGTCATACGAGGCTCCTTACAGTCGTTCCACTTGCTGGATTCCCGTATCGATGCTGCGAGTGACGCGCATACGGGTGCCGTCGGGAGCGGACACTTCGAATGTTTCGGTTCTGCCAATCATCGTCATGGAGGGCTGGTCTGGTTCGATATTCGGCTTTTCCGCATCATCTTCGGGTTCGGTGACGGGTGTAGGTTCGTCGAGGATATCGGTGCTGACAACCTCATCGGTTTTCTTCGCGCTAGGCATTGAGCACCCCGTTCAGCCGTGCGGCCGCTTTGCCTCCGAAAACGCCGAGCCCGCAGTAGAACTCGATGCGTGTACGGTAGGCGGGCTTCTCCTGCAGTTGGCCTAGGTCTTCGACGGTGACACCACCATTGGTCAGTCCAGTGACGGCCTGATCGCCTTCATCCTTGCCGAATTTAACGGCGTAGATGCTGGTCGTGTTCGCTACCGATGACTCCCCGGTCCCGAAGGTCTCGTCCTGACCCAGAACCATGGACCCGTCGGTGTTGGTTCCCGCGTCAAGTACCGGGATGCCGTTCCACATGAGTGACCGTTTGCCGGTCACGTCCTGTTGGAGCGTGGTGTCGTAGGAGATGTGGCGCAGTGCGGAGCGGAAGCGTCCCATGATCTGCGAGTTCATGTAGATCGCCCCGTTCGAAGCGTTGATGCCGTTGACCGCAGCGAGGAGCTCGTCGAGCTGATCAAGGAATGCGTGCACGTCGTCCTTCCCATCACCGAGAACCTTCAGTCCAGTGGACTCGGGGCTGACGACCTGTTTGCCAGTCAGACGTTTCTTCAGTCCGTCGAACGCCTTCGAGTCGATGTCGGTATCGCCGTTGAAGAACGTCTGTTGGAACTTGTAGGAAAGTGCTTTGACTTTCATCGCGGTTTGTGTGGCGCGCTGGTCGTTGAGGTTCGAGCGGGTCTGTTGGATGAACCGGTCCACGTCGGCGTCGCCGCCGAGGATGACTAGGTGTTCGCTTTTTTGGTTGACGGTTCCTGTGGATTCCGAGTACGCCTCGTTCACGTTGCGGAATTCGACGCCGGGGAGTGTTGCTTCCTGATTGTATGAGTATGCGTTGCCTTCGATTGGCAGGAGTGGGAGCCGGTCGAGGATGGGGCTTTCCTGCACGAAGATTTCCAGGACTCCTCGTTGTAGGGAGTCCTGTGAGAGTTTGGCTGATTCGGCCAGTGTGATAGCCATGGTTCAATGTCCTTTCGGGTGGTTATTCGGAATAGGCGTCGCGGAGCATGTCCATCGGCGACATGTCGTTCGATGGTGTGCGGCTGCCTTCATGGTGTGCCGCGTTGGGGGCTCCTTGATGTTTTCCGTTGGATTGCTTCTCCATCAGCTGTTTGAGGGATTCGGCATTGGTTTTGAGTGTTTCAGTGTCGCCACCGGTGAGCATCGATACAATGTCGGGCGGCAATCCGGTGTCTTTGGCGACTTGGTCGACCAGCGAACGGTGTTCCTGCGAGGCTTTGAGTTCGTCCCGTTCCTTTTCGATTGTGGCGAGACGTTCGTTGAGCTTGTCGATATCCGTCTTCGACTCGCTTTCACGTTCGTCGAACTTCGCGGCCTTGGATTTCAATTCCTCGTAATCCGAGTATTTCGCCTCGATTTCGGCAGCACGCTTGGCGAGCGCACGGCTGAAGTCCTTGGATTGGTCGTGCTTGTCATCGTCGTGTGCTTTCTCATCTTGAGCATCTTCCGTTGTGGATCCCGTTTGGGTCGATGCGGATTCGATGGTCATGATGTGGCGCATACGGACGATGCGGTAGCGGTTTTTCGGAAACATAGGGTTCTCCCTTGGTTGATGGACGCACGGTTAGCGACGCGGCGTGCGGGGTCCGCGATTCGTGGTGGATGCAGGATTCGAACCTGCGTGGCATGATATGCGACCGGTTTACAGCCGGTTCCCTCCGACCGCTTGGGTAATCCACCAAATGTTGTATAATGGGCTTCATCAGGGAGTCCCCATGCAGGCTTGAAATAACAGCCGAGGAGCGTGGGATTGGCTCCCTGAATCAATTTCAGACAAGTTTGATTTCCTGCACTCCTTTGTCTGTGTAGATGAACAGGTGTTTGATATGGAGTGAATTCAACGAGTTATAACGTGACAGTTGTGAAAGTAGTTTGTCGGTCACGTTCGCGCCTCTGAGGTCAATCATGAACGAATCCTTGGTGACTCCTGCAGTATGTGCGTCCGTCGCGGTTCTTCTGATGATTGACGCGAGATTATGGTATTTGGGTGTTCTGCTTGTTGTTCCCTTTAGCTCAATGTCGAGGTCCTTCTCAATCCAATGGAAGTCATTGGTTGGCTTGAAGGTATCTTCATCTTTGGGAATCCATTCGAAATGTTGTCCTGATGCTTTGAAGGTTTCCATGAACGTTATCTCATGCATTTCTAGGGTGTCCCAGTCGAGTGGAATCCCCAATGCCTTTTGGCGTTTGTCCCAAGCGCGCTTGCTTAGCGATCGCTCGCCCTTCATTCCGGTAAAGCGGCTTTCGAGAGTGAACGACGTTCGGTTCTTCTTGGGGATGACGCCATCGGTCAGTTCCTTGGGATAGGTATGTCGCATCCATTGGGCTATCCGCTTGGAATCGGTGCTTCCCGAACGTTCTGCGGCGTTACGGTACATTTCCATATACCTGTCAGGATCGTAACCCTTGATGGATGTCCTTCCCCAGCTGGGTATGATCATGCAGTCGCAGTCGTCATGGTATTTCTCCTCTTCGCCCCCGGCCGTCTTCTCGCTGGAATAGGCGAATCCGCGTGATGCGAGCATGACGCAGAATGCGCAGGTCTTTGATCCTGACGGCACTCTGGCGTAACGCGGTCTCGTTGGGTCCGCGAGTGCCGAGTGTTCCACTGTCAGGCGTGCGGTGTTGCGTACGATCTGTCCGGCGAGTTTCACCAGTCCATCTGAGCCGAGGTTTCGGATTCCCTGCGTCCACATGTCATCGAGGTTCAGATTGGCCTTGTTATGACCGGTTTTGATGGATTCGTAGGTGTATCCGGGGTGGTCGGTGTTGTTCAGTCCGCCGAACTGCTTCCATGCCGCGCGGTCGGCATCGATGTTGACGCCTTCGAAGACGGGCATGTCGAGATCGGCGAGCGAATCCCAGAGTTCGCGTACGCCCGAATAGTACCGGTTTGCCAAGGCGTTCGTCTTGTCGGCGTATTCCGCGTAGGAGTTCCTGAGCAGGACGAGGTCGTTGCCGTGTTCGTCTATGATTTCCGACGCGGCGAGTTCCGCCTGTTTGCGTAGATCGTAGAGTCCGTCAAGATAATCATCACGAAGGTCGTTGATTCCCGTTTCCAGCGTCTTGGCTGTTTCCGGATTCAGATTCAGTTCCTCCAGATACATTCGAGCCTCCATTGGTCAGGGATTCGATGTATTTGCGGGCCTGTCCGCGTCGTTGTTCGCCCCGTAGCACGCGCCGCTGCTGGTCCGTGAAATCGAGCATGTCGTAAGTGACTTCCGAGTCGGGCGGAAGTATCTGCCCTTGCACGAGTTTCAATGCGAGGTCCGCTGCGGCCGCCTTGCTTGGCGTGGAGGGGTTGCGCCACAAGGGGTGCACGGCTTGGATGTCACCGTCTGTTCCTGCGGCCAATTGGGCGCGAGAGATGACGCGTTCCCATGGTTTGCCGAACCACACATGGCATTCCTCGGCCAGAAGACACAGCTCTTTGGTGGACTTGTCGATCGCTTCGGCGCTGCTGGGATTGTCGGTGAGCACTCCCATCGCATCAGGCGGCAGGGATGTCGCGGAAGCGAACATGGTGGCCGTCTGGCGAAGCTGAGCCGAATGCGGTTCGAAGCTGGCCTGTTGGAACTGGCCAACTTTCACTTCCTTGTCAACACGCTCGTTGTAAGGCACCACCAGTGTCTGGTCCAGCAGCACCTTCCATTTTGGAATGAGGTTGCCGTCTGCATCGGTGAAGATTGATTCGTCGGCGTTGAGGAAGTAGCGGGGAGGCACGGAATAAAGCTCTGCCTGCATTTCGGAGCGGGTGAAGGTCCTCACTGCGCTGTCGGTCAGGCTCATCACTGTTCGGTTGATGCGGGAACGACCGAAGGGTCGTTTGGAGTCTGGTTTGAAGGCGAACAGTTCGCAGGGGATTCGGCCTGAGCCGTCAACGTAGCGTTCGGAGACATGCCATCCATCACCGGAGGGGATGATAGTCACAGTCTGCTCGTAGGTCATCAGATAGGCGGCGGTAACGTTCTTGGTGGTGTCGTCGGTTTCGAAAAGCAGTGCGGTTTTCAAGCGTTTTCGGCGCTTGTCCCATTCACCGGTCGCCGTATCCGCCGTGAATTCCTGAAGGATGGCGTCGGGCTCGCCAATTGATGTATCTCCGGAAAGCACTGCGACGAACGAGCAGGAATGGACGAACGCGTCGGTATGGACCGACTGCGCAAGCTGCGCCAGATCGTTTTCCTCCATGAGGGAATCAACGACGGAGGAAAGGTCGGAGCCTTCGTCGGGCAGTACCCCATCGAGTCGGACACGGTTCGCTAATCCTTCCACGGCTTTCTCCGGCCATCCCACAACGATGTCGATGTCCTTGGCGATTGGCGGGAGTGAGTAGCCGATATCATGCAGTTCGTTGCGCCCGTTGTAATACGTGGAACGCAGCCTGTTTCGTTTCCGTTTTTTGTAGAGCCTACGCAGAAGTCTGCGGTAGAGTTCCTGCTCATCACGGCGCAAACCGCTGATGGTACTGGGAAATGCAATCATGGCAGTCTCACTATTCTTTGCGTTGTTTCCGGTCGTCGATGCGAGGTCGTTGCCCCGTGCAGTGCAAGCGTTGCGGCGACCAGTGGACTGATATCCACGTCGCTGCCGAGTTTGTTCCATCCCATTGCGCCCGCCTGTCCTATCTTGCGTAGTGTGCAGCCGGAAACGGCTATATCCAATGGAGCTTGTTGCAGATGTCGGAGTTTATGGTCTCTGAGCATGTCCTGGAATCTTCCGACGGCCTGACCCATGTCGGTGGGACCTGTGAGCGTGATCCTCACTCCGCGTCTTTTCAAATCCGGTACCAGCACCGTCGCAGGTGATTGCGCGTCGATGACCACGGCCGCCATGCGTGGCCAGCGTTCCGCTATCCAATCGACAGCCCACGCGACACCGTAGCGTTTCGTGTCCCGGAACATGGCGAGTTCGATATGTGCATTGCCGTCGTTCCACGCGCGGCATGCCCCGATGGCGAGTGAACCGCGATCCGGTGGCATATCCACGCCGATAGCGTTCCATCCTCCAGCCGCGCGGGTCTGCACCACGGAGTCCTTCCACTGCTGTGCGTCGATGGCGGATATGCTGGTGGTCTCATCCCAGATTCCCAGCCCCTCGCGTCTAAACGAGTCGGCTCCCAGCAGGTTCCTCATGCGTAGGATGGCGGCTTCGCTGGTGCGCTTGGGATAACTGGGATTGGCTTTACGCCATTGCTCCCTGTCGTCGGGGTCCGCATCCCTGTCGGCGGAGAACTCGATGTAGAGCATGCCATCAACTCCGGCGAGTGCGTCTCGTCGCTTCTCTTCGAACACCTCACTTGGGTCTCCTGGCTTTGGCGGGGTTCCCATGAAGATGATGAGCGGGTTGGCGGCCACGTTGGTGGCTGGGATCATGTCGTCCAGGGCACGTTCGGTAAGAATCTGCGCCTCGTCGAATATTTCGATATCGACATCGTCGAAGCCTCTCCCGAATCCCTGTTCGCGGGCTCCGAACATGATGCGACTGCCGTTGGCGAATCGTATTTCCTGTTGTCCGTTGGCGCGTCGAATGTCGCTCACGTAGCGTTTCAGGAGTTTGTTGTTGGCTATCGCGGTCATGCTTTTGAAGGTTTCGTCCGATGTTCGGCTGCGGTGCGCGGTCCACAGCACTTTCAATCCCCTGGCAAGGATGCATAGGATGAAGATGCAGGAGCCGACGGTGAACGTTTTGCCGACCTGCCGGCAGATGCTGATTACCGCACCGCCGATACCCGCCGCGTATTGCTTATCCCGCTTCCTGCCGAACAGGAGCGTCGCAAGCCCCTGCTGCCAGAGATCGTACTCGATGCCGGCCTTGCGTGCGACGCGTTGGATGCGCGGGAAGTCGCTGGTGGCGATGTCGGATGGTTGCACGAGGTGGCGGGCGAGTTCAGATAATCTCCGTTCTGATGCCATCGTCCACATCCTCGCTTTCGTCCTCGTCCAGACTGGTGAGGATGTCCTGATCAGAGTGTGCGTCGAGTTCACGGCCCACGTTCAACAATTCCTTCGCTATGTTCGCCACAGCGTTCGCCGGAGTCCTGTCGTCCTTCAATGCGCGCTTGAGAATATCGCGGCTGAATCGTAGGAGATCCTCATAGGAGTCGTCCATCATCCGGTCGAAATCCGCTTTGTTTATTTCCGCATCCACATTGTCGGAGACCCTGACTGTCACATGTTCGGATTTGCCCGTGGGCTTCGGCTTCGTCGTCCTATCGGTCATCGTGTTGGTCTTTTTCTTCCGTCGCGCCCTATATGCGGCTTGCCGGCATTTCGATGAGCAGTATTCCGAGGTTGTCTTAGCGTTGCGGTCAATCGGCTTGCCGCAGAATAGGCAGGTTTTCATGACGTAACGCCTCCTATTTCCCGTTACGGCTCCCGTAACGCGTTACGCCTCCGTAACGCGGGGAGATATTGGCACTGCACCAGAGGAGGCTACAATCATGGGTGGCAGGGTATACCCGCCACACTGCTACCAATCTGATGCCTCGAATGGGATAGATGTGGTACGAATATTATCCGCATGTCCCGTAATGATTAGTTCCTTGATACGTTTTCGTGCCCATTCGACCGTATGATTCGAACGAATGCGATTGCACCAGCGATGAGCAAGGTAGCAGTTGCTGAACTCGTATGGTGACCCGCCACGGCTCACAGGTATCGCCTCATCTACTTCAGGTGATCCAGGCAACCCAGCGGGCAATGTCTTATCAACAGGTCTGCCACACAACCAGCACACATCGTAAGCAGCCTTGACTCGAGCAATGATTTGGTTACGACGATGACCATTGGACCTGCGCGTATTAACCTTACTCACGATGTCTCTGCTATAGGTACACGCATGAACCGCGTCACTACTTCATTGCCGTGAATGACAGGCTTACCTTCAGCGTCGAAGAGAATGACCTGACCATACAGGTTCGACGTATCGGCATATACATCCGAACCTTCAGCGAAATACACAGGCGGATCATAAGCATGACCAACCATGCTCACAAAGATAATGTCACCCGGATTATCACCATTGAGAACCCTACACGAATCCAAATGCCTGTTCCCAAGAACCGTGGATGCATGAAGCTCAGACCAACCAACAGGAAGACGATACGACATAACCACCACCTACGGAGATGCTCACAGCAAAGCGAATAGAATAGGACTGCTCGGGGCAGCCGCTCCGGCAGAAAGGATACGGCTTGAGCAAAGTCACAATCAAGTTCAATCAATCCGCACTCAACAAGCTCGGCAAAGATGCTGCGAACGCATTCGCCGAGCACCACCAACACGACTGCATAGTCTGCGGCAAACCGGTACGGAACGATGAACCTCTGAAGCCCGGCATGGTTCCAGTACACATGGAATGCGCCAAAGCCAAAGGCATGATCTAGCCCTTATCCATATCACCCTGCTGCTCGATCTCATCGACGCAATCGATAAGCTTGTGCAGCAGGACTTTCACATTCGACAAATCCAATTGGACCTTCACTGTGATAACCGGTGGATCACCAACATTTTTGTCAGCCATAACATTCTCCAGATAACAAGAAATAAAAAAGAATTAAGAACAATCAAGACGCTCGCATACGGGAAGTTGAGAAGTAGAAGAGCCGTATGTGAGCGCCTGGATTGTGTTGCTTGTTTCTACGAGGATTATCTGTAGAAGCGTGTTGGTTTCCAACCTATGGAAAAGACCAACTATAGGGTGTTATACGGTGACAGTTGGTGAATGTCAAATATCGGTGACAGTCATTTGCGTTTGCGCGTGTATGCCTGCCAGACGTCCCAGACGAGGTAGACGGGGGCGTTGTCTTGTCGGGCTATTGGTTTGATGATGCCTCGCTCGTCCCATTTGGTGATGGTGTTGCGTTTGATCTCCAGCCCGTATGGTCTGACCATGCGGCTGATTGATGCTGATGTTCCGCGCCCCCCGTACATTGCGATGCGGAGGAAGCTCCGCTGTTGCACGTCCTTGACCTTATGTGTTTCGTGGCATCGGTCGCATTCCTTGTAGCCCGAGGTGATCTCTAATGGTGTGCACCAGAGTTCGCAGCCGCACGACGGGCAGGGACCTATCATGCTCACCGATTCCGGTTTCTCCAATGTTCTACCGAGCCTGTAAGTGGCTTGGTCACATAGTTCAATGATGGCATTGATATCACGTCTGCCCGTGAGCTTGGACAGGTTGGCCAGAACACCTTTCAGCAATGCCTCGGTGTTGAGGCGTTTGATTGGCAGCCTTATTGCTCGTGCCATGTTGTCGACGAGTCTGATAATGTCCTGGAGTAGCTGCCATGCTCCCATGTTCAACGGTATGGGTGCGATGGATTGTGAGCCGTGACCATTCTGCTTGCCGATCACTGAGGCTTTCTTGGCGGCGAGCGCACGTAATACGGGTAGGCCGTTTTTCAGCGAGCGCAGGTTGCTGTCGAGTTGTTTCGTGCATTGGTGGCAGAGTGGTTGTTGTGATGGATTCTGGCAGTGTTGGCAGACCATGGTGTTCATTGGTTGGCTCCATCCGTAGTAGTGTTGGTAGTGCTAACTGGCCCTGTCTTCTTGGATGGGGCTTTTTCTTTTATTTGATGAGTATGCTGGCGAGTAGTTTGCAGTAGATTTGCACGTCCTCCATGGGGCTTTGATTGTATGAGATGACGTCCAGCCCGTACCAGATGTCTCCGGTGGTGTCGTCCGGTTCGATAAGGCTCTGCTCCTCATCGCCGATACCAAGGCTGGCGCAGGCCTCGTCAAGGTTTTTATCCCACTTAACGAATTCCTCCTTGCGCAGGCTTCCGGCGAATTCCTGTATATCGGCTATCGCCGCTTCAAGCGACTTCAACTTCGGTATCAGTTCACGACGACGCTCAAGGTCCGCCACCCGATATGAGCGCATGTGTTCATCCAGCTGTCGCATGAGACTCAGATCGGCGGCGGCATTCAGCAATTTGTCGCCCTCCAAGATTCTGGGATCGTCGGGAATATTGATGCCGATCCCATAATCTGGTGTATCGCTCATGATTCATCCCTCGTCTTCTCATATTCGCTAATGACAGCATGAACCTCCTGTAGTGGACGTTTCATCAGGTCTGCGGTCTCCTGCGGGCTGAAACCCGCGTCATACCACTTACGGATACGCTCCTTCAACACCTCACTGATCATTCACTTGCCTTCCTCACTATTTCCTCGTCATGTTCCCTGATGGTTTCATCCGCCTGATGTCGGTAATTCTTTACCGTTTCATTGAATTCCTGATCCGAGCAGTGGAATCCGGTAGCATTCTCCGCCATGTACTCCGCCCAATCATCAAGGATCCTGTCCAACGTTCGCTTCAATACCGGTCTCCTTCCAAACACTTCTGCTTCTTCGCTTTTCGAATGTGCTTCCATGCCGCGTGATGGAACAACCACACCCCAAGCGGGCTTATCGTCTGATACGTGCAATACCCAGGATCATGCTGGGTCGCACTATGATCCGCATACCTCCAAATCCACCACTGGCCACAATCACGGCATTGATACACCTGTCCATAAGCAGGATCACCGGGAAGCGTGCAATACAGTTTCATCGCTCCGCCACCTTCCTACGTCGCCTCACCGAATGCAGGAGAGCGGCAGCCCACGCATTCACCGTGAAAACAATCATGTCGGCTATATCCCCGTTACCATCCAGACCATCGACGAACTCCTCAGTGTTCATCTCGCCGATAATCATGCTTCCGAACTCGTAGAATCGCCCACCGTTTTCGACGACGATATGAACCCTGCTGGCTTCCTTACTCATCACTCACCGCCTTACGAGCCGCTTCCAGTAGTTTCCGCGCGTGGTTGCGCCATAGCAGCTTGTCCGAATCGGACTCGCCATCGAACTCACAGCAGCCGTTGGTGGCATCGGCACAGTCAAGTGCGGCCACGGCATCGATCTCCACTTCTGTTACCGGAGCGGTACGACCCTGCTCATACGCCTCACGCAGATCATCCGTGGTCAAGCCATCCAGATACGCGAGTCTGCCCGCATATCCTTCACGCGGCTCAAATCCCGGCCAATACTCGTCCGGATACCGTTCCGCCGATTCTTGTTCAGCGATGCTCATCATGTTCTCCCTTCGTCGCTCTGCCATTGGTCAGCATCTGTCTTATGAGATTCGTGTACCGTTCCTCCGAACCTATCTCACTCATGACCTGCAGTTCGGCCTTCGTCTTCGCAAGCTCGGTCTTGGCATCGGCCAATGCCTGGGTGAGTTGGTCGATGGTCCTCTGGTAGGCGTCGATGATGGGATTATCATCATCAGGCGTGAGCTCGAATGGGTTTTTGCTCACCTGCGTGCTGCCGCTCATGGTTAGTCCTCGTCTCTCATCTGTCGCACCATGTCAACGCTCGACATCGGTTGAACATCGTTTGCCACAGGTTCTTGGTTCTCGGTATCCCTTAGCCGATCGATTGCCTCTCTCATGTCGGCTATTGCTCTTATTAGATAACAAGTCGCATCATCGAGCGCATCGCGTGTTTTCCGTTCATATTCCGTATTTACCGGCAGTTGCTCGGCGATAGCACCGGCTTGCTGTTTGATAAAAACACTCATTGCCGTGAGAGAGAGTATTTGGCCTACGCTTTCTCCTGTCATTCCTCCTCCTCATTCATCAGGTTCCAGACCCGTTCCACGAATCCATCCACATCGTCGGCGGCTATCATGTAGAAAACGTTCGAATCGCGTGCATCGAACTCGTTCAACGCATTCGATACGGCGCTATGCAAATCCGTTTTCGTCGCCTTCATTTCGTCTTCTCCGTCACCGGCATCTCGAACAGCGAGCGCGTCTGTTTTTCTGCTCATGGTTTGTTCCTTATCTGACTTCGATGTCCGGCACGACGTTGGTTGGTTTGAACACGACCTTGTAGTAGTTCGTGGAGATCCTGGCGCTATTCACCTGTTCTACGAAATACGTGACGTTATCGGACAGTCCGAGGTAGTGCTTCTTGTACTCGTCGTCACCGGTCTTGCAGGTTACTTCGAGCTGATTGTCGTTATTGTCCTTGGTGATGGAGCAGAACCCTTCGATGGTCAGCAGGTATTTGTCGGTGATCCCGTTGAAGAACACGACTTTCCTCGCGATTTTGAAGTTGTCCGAATCGTTGCTCAGATTATGACTGGCCGTACTCGCGTCCGAACAACCGGCCATACTCACGGTCAGACCAATGGCGAGCGCCATTGTGGTGATTCGTTTGATTATCTTGTTCATTCTGTTTCTTCCTGTTCGAACAGTCGCTGATAGTCGTCGATGCGTTCGCCGATGAGAGCCACCTCGACGGGATGACCCGGAGGGAAGTTCTCGGCTGGAAAGAGCCTGTCGAACTCCTGCCTGCCGACGCGTGCCGCGTTCATGGCAATCTCGCGGTCTATCTGGCAGTCCATGGGAAGACTGCTGACGGCATCGATTCGGTAAGTGCCCAAATACCGCCCGTTCACACAGTTCACATACCGGATGGCATCGGCACCCTGGTAGCTATCGTCCCTGACCTCAAGAGTCTTCTCACCGGATTCAATCAGCCGATAGATGCCGGGCTTCACCTTCGCGGTGATGATACGTGTCAATCGCATTTGTTCTCCACTCTGAGTAGTTCCGCCGTTTCGACGCTGATGGGAGAATCGCTTGCATCAAATGCGATTCCGTTTGCAAGACGGAGCTGCTGGGCGATGGCGATCAGAGCGTGGGCCTGCGAGCGCAGTAGTTCTGTTTTGGTTTCGGTGGGATTGTTGATGCAGTTCGTGTTTTCCGCGTATTCGAGCTGTTCGATTGCCTGACTGATATGGTTACTCATTGTTTTTCTCCTTGATTTGTGTTGGTGGTTGTGTTGGTGTCCAATGTCCCTCGTTATCGAGCAGTACCCAGCCGTGTGCTTTGGTGAGAATGGGAACGTCAGGCGGAGCATCGTACGAGTGGACGAGCCAACCATTCTCGTAGCTTTGTGCGGGATTGGCGTGGATCATTCGAT